GGTCGGTGTTCAAGCCGAACATATGCCCAGCATTCCCATCGATAACACCCGATGCGTATGCACCACCAACGTATGCGTCACGTGAGTACACTTGCTCGTTCCAGGTGGCACCACCAGTCATTGTTGCGGTATTGCCAACCAATGAAATGTTCGCACTCGCAACAAGCGACAGATCTGACGATGCGTTGTCCGATGGCTTGCCGGTACCTGACACACCAGTCCAGTTAGCGGTAGTTCCAGCGGTTGCGATGTTGCTGTTGACCGTCGATGCGCCGGTGACGTTCGTTGACCAGTTAGCACCGTACGTCGCGTTCAGATCACCCGTGTATGAATAGTCGCTTAGCGTGCGTGGTGTATAGGCGTTTGAGACACCTGTGATCGAGCCATTCAACAGTGTGAATGACATATCCACCCACGCATTTGTGTCGCTGGATACACTTCCTTGATAACCTTCGGCGCCGTTGCCTTCGCCACAGCCTGGGATACCAATCAGCACATAAGCACTTCTGAACTGGAAGTTAGGTGAACCGAACACAACCCGAGACGCTCCGCAGCGGTACATAGCATCCGGCAGGTAACCTTCAGTGCGATGGGTTGCCGGTTCGTCCCAGGTTGTCACCACCACAACTTGAGATGATGTTAGTCCGTTCAGTTGTGCAGCCATTGAAGCTGCTGCACTGCCGCCAAACACATCATAGTTCGTTACGGAGACAAGAGCGCCAGTTGACCGAGTGATAACAAACACGGAATACGAGCGGCTATATCCGCCTTGATAACTGCCATTCACATACAACCCAGTAGTTGCCGGTACACTCGTTGCTGAAGAGCCACCAGACACACATCTAAATGTGTACTGTCCCATTCCAGGCAGCGTCACCTGTCCACCACCCGCACCTGATAGAGCACCGTTAGAACCGATGCTGATGGCTGAGTTCTGGATTGCTTCACTACCACCCAAAGCAGCGATATTTGCTGGACGAGACGCAACACCAGTCCAGTTAGCGGTAGTTGCTGCTGTTGCAATACCAGCGTTCGTTACGGCGTCAGTTTGGTTGGCAGTAGCATTCAACGCACCTGTGTAGCCAAGACCACCAATAGTGACGGTGCCGCCACTACCACCCGACAGCGTGCCGTTTGCAGCGATGCTGATGGCTGAGTTCAGCCAACCAGAAGCCGGTGTGATGTAGGTCGAGGTCAGTGGCACGCCACTGCTGAAGATGACGTTGCCGCTGCCGTCCCTGATGTCCAGTCCACGGGTGTCGATCTTCGATGCGACGATGCTGCCAGCAGCGATGCGGTCGCCAGTGAGCGTGTTCGCTGTGATGTGACTACTGACGATGGTGCCATCGACAATCAGGTTCGATGCGTTGATGGCACCTGCATTGATCTTGCCAGCGACGACCGAGTTAGAAGCAAGGTTGCCAGCAAGGATGGTGGTTGCGGCGATCTTGGTGCCAGTGATGGTGCCATCGACGATGAGGTCTGCGCCGATGTATTCCTCAGACCGAACGTCGCAGATGTCGGTGACACCTGCCTGATACCAGTTCAGGTGGATGTAGATGTTGGCAGAGACGGCACCTGAACCCGCTGTGATGTAGCCGGTGTAGCGTGTCCAGGCGCCAGGGACGGTGACGTTCTCAAGAGTGCCGCCAGCCAGTGAGGTAACGGTGTAGTTGACGTTCGCACCTGCACTGTTGGTGTTCATCTGACGGAGATGCATCACCCCACCACCAGAGACCAACTTGGCATACATCGTGACCTTGTAGGTCTTGCCTGCTTCTACCGGGAAGGAGCGGGTGTAGATCTGACTACTAACACCGTCAGCGGTGCAGCGAATGCTGGTGGTGCCAACCGGTGCGGTGGTGTCTGTCTGCACAGCGAACGTGCCGTTGTCGTGCCCCCAAGCGGTGGTGTCCGAGCAAGCAGGATCATCGTTCAGTGCTTTGCCACGACCGGTGACGAACAACTTGTCAGTTCGAATGGCGCCTGCTGCGATCTGGTCGGCGCCGATGGCACCCGCCTGGATCTGCCCCGCCGTGATGCTGTTTGCAACCAACTTGGTAGCATTCAGCGTCGCTGCGGTAATCACAGCACCGTCGATGGTGTTCGATGTGAAGCGGTCAGTGGTGATGGAGCCAGCCAGGATCTTGTTGGCATTCAGCGTGCCGGCAGTGATGACGCCACCGTCGATGGTGTTCGCAGTCATCTTGTTGGTGGTGATGGCACCATCGACGATGAGGTTGCCGGTGTTCATCCGGCGGATCTCCATATTCGTCGCGTAGTGAGCACCACCAGTCGTGAAGGTAGTGCTTCCAGGTCCGTCGATCTGCACCCACACCTGGGCGAAGGCTGCAGTTGCAGCGAGAGCCAGTGAGCCAGTAGCACGGTAGTAACCGCTGGTGCCAGCTGCACGACTAGCGATGGCATACCAACCAACCACGGCTTGGTTCAGGTCATAGACGCACAGACCGAGACTGAAGGTGTAGGTCGATGCACCCCCACCGTCCGACATCGTGTCCATTGATGCCCAGAACTGGTCACCACCTCGGACCTGGAACAGTGGTCCGTATAGGTTGTCTCGGGTGGCGAAGCGAAGCGAGGTAGAAGACGCAACGCTGTTGGTTGCCCACCAAGTAGAGCCAGAGTAGGCAGTTGCCCCACTCCACCAACCGTCGTTGTTGACGCCCTTGCCGTTCTGGACGAGGTTCTCGAAGTCACCTACTGCAAGGGTGCGAGCGGTGACGGCACCTGCAGCGAGGTAGGCAGCAGTGATGGTGCCTGCAACGAGGTTCGTGGCGGTGATGGTCGCACCGGCAATGTTGGTGCCGGTGATGGTGCCTGCAGCGACCTGCGTGGAGGTGATGGAGCCGGTGACGATCTTGCTGGCATTCAAGGTAGCAGCAGTGATGACCGAACCGTCAATGGTGTTCGCAGTCATCTTCGGGGTCGTGATGGCACCGTCCGAGATCTGCGTGGTGGTGATGCTCAGTCCTGTCAGTTTGGACGCAGCGAGAGCGGTGATGCGTGCTTCATTGATGGTGCCTGTCAGGTCCGTTGCATCCACTGTCGAGACAAATGACGACCCGTCATAACGGAGCAACTTGTTGAGGTCAGTCCGATAGACCAACCGTCCAACATAGTTGCCAGTCGTCGGGTTTGAGGTAGCAAGCGACGGCACCGAGAGCGTCGATGCGAACTTGGTGGCATCGAGGGCATTGGACGCAATGAGAGCGACATCCAGCGTGCCAGTCAACTTCGACGCCGTCAGTGAGGCGATGCGTGCTTCATTGATGGTGCCTGTCAGGTCTGTTGAATCGACTGCAGTCGTCCAAGCGGAGCCCGTGTAGCGATACATCTTGTTGTCGCCCGTCAGCAGGACGGTGCGACCTTGGGTGTTGCCTGTTGATGGCAGCGAGCCAACGATTTCGACGGGCTTCAGACCAGCAGCGAACTTCGCAATCGTCACAGCACCGTCAGCGATGCCTGATACGGCAGGAATGGTGGCAGTCCACGCACCAGCGATGTATGAGTAGAGTTGACCATCGGTGGTCAGGAAGACGATCTTCGGACCCGTGTAGCCAGTAGGCGAAGGCAGGGCAGAGACCTCAGGAATGCCATCAGGCGATGCGGCTGTGCCCGATACCTGCGAACTGATGTTCAGACCGGTGCCGTCAAGCGGCTTGCCGAACGAGTCATACGCCGCCAGTTTGTAGTAGTAGGTGGTGCCGTACGTGACAGCATCGACGATGTAGTTCGCCGTCGTGTCATACACGAGGTTCGTTGATGCTGGCGTGAAGCCTGTAGTCGTCGAGCGCCAGATGAAGACACCACCGAAGTCAGTCTCAGTCGGCAGGGTGTAGGTAATCTTCACACCACCGTTTGCGGATGAGACTGCGATGCCTGAGATGGTGGCGATAGCAGCATTCGTCAGGGTGGCAGACGTTGCAGTCACTACGCTGTTGAGCGTGTCCCGTGCCTGCACGTCAATACGCACCGAGCGTCGAGGACCGCCATCATCGAGGTTCTTGCTGTACGAGTAGGTGTAGGTCTGGGTCAGTCCAGCAGCAACGCCAGCGACCGTCTCAGTGCGAAGCAGGGTGCCAGTCGTGGTGTAGACCTTGACGACGAAGTCCTTGACGGCTGGGTTCTTCGATGCGTTCGTGGATGGGTTCGTCCAAACAACCGTCAGGTCCTGCCCAGTGAAGCCAGTGCCTCCACCCAACACCGAGAGCGAGGTGACTGGGTTGATGACAGCAGTGGCGGTGCCGGTCAGATCGACGGTGTAGGAAGCAGAGACGACTGGTGAGTTGTTGCCCCACTTCGAGACTGCGAAGATGTTGAAGTCGTAGGTGCCGGTGGTGACGTTCGCCACCGACAGGGCTAATGCGCCAATACCACTGACAGTCGTCCAATGATTGGTGCCCTTCATCGACCACTGGACCGTGTAGGTCGAGGCGTTGGTAGATGCGGACCACTGCATCGTCAGGTTGCGACGTACCGTGTCCACGGCGACCGGGGCGTCCATGCTGAAGACGATGGAGCCGCTTGAGACTGCGGACGGTGTGAGAGCCGATGTGAGGTCCGAGTAGACGACAGCAGCGGTTGCCACACCTGTCTCGATGCGGCTGTACTTGGTGGAGTCGTACTGGATGCCCTGCACCGAGTAGAAGCCGTCGCTCTCCTCAGAGATGTCAGTGACACGGAAGTAGCGAGGTGACACGGCGCCCTTGATGATGGCGGTTGCACCTGGGGTCACCGCCTGGGCGAAGGCACTGGCGATGGTGAGCGTGCTGTACGAGCCGGCAGTTGTGGCGACCGTGGCAGTGCCAAGCGTCACACCGTCTGCCAGCAGGACATCGATGGTGACGACACCTGAGGAAATGGTGACAGCACGGTCAAGGACAACGGTCGTGCCAGACACCGATACCACCTGGGCACCCTGTGTCGTGTTGGCATAGTCGTCGTCCATCACCTCAATGACGGTGCCTGGACCTACGACGGCGTGTGAGAGAGGTGCACGATACGAGATGATGTCGGTGCTGTTGAGCGAGGTATCGACGAGCCAGCGACCAACACGGATGGCTTGGCTCTCCGACGTGCAGCCCCAAGCGACAGCGGTCGTGCAGTTGTAGGGCAGCGTCGTCGTGATGCCAAGGTCGGATGCACGAATGAGCACCTTCTTCTGGAGCCACGAATCGGAAGCGTCGTTGTAGGCTACCTGTGCAGCCGTGTAGCGTGTCGCACCTGATGAGGTCGAGTAACTGAAGCCACCTTCAGCGACGTCAGCACGGGTGACCAGGACGGAAGCCGACGTTGGACGGTCCTGGGTGATGGTGACGAGTGAGCCAGACACCAGCACGACGGCGTTGAACGTCGATGCCAGCATCTGCACCGTCTTCCAAGGGTCGTCTTGAGCGGTGATCTGCGAGTTGAAGCGGAAGCGTGGTTCAGTGGTCGCATTGACCGTCACGTTGCCGTCGTTGTAGACAGCAGCCGCGTAGAAGGAGGCAAGGTCGATGAGCGATGGGTCAATGACCTCACCCAGTCCGTACCGCTTGTTGATGAGCAGGTCGTACAGCACCCAGACCGGGTTGTCGCAGACGTAGAGCGTGCCGGTGTAGGTACGGTCGTACATCTTCGTCGTCGAGTTGTACGTGAACGTCTGCGTAGCCGACATCGTGCCGTCCCAGACACCCGTGTAGACGCGAGTAGTTGGGTTGTAGTTCGATGGGACAGCTACCTTGATGCCGTAGATGTCGAACGTCTGGGGCCAAGGGTTCGGTGCGATCCGGGCGTCGTAGGTGAGTGCGACGTAGCCCGAGTTCGGGTAGGTCTGGTTGACGTCCTGGATCTCGATGAACGAGTGGAACCAAGCCTGGTCAGCGACAGTCGATGGTGTCGTTGTGTCAGCGGTCAGACGGGTCAACTTGACATCCCAGGTGCCGGTGCCCGTAGGACGGTTGACCTGATACGCCTTCTCGAAGTTGGCATCAGCCTTGCCGTTGATGGTGTCGGTGATGACGTCCGTCCAGGTGCCAGACGAGGTCAACTTGACCGAGACCTTCATCTGCACAGAGGTCGGGTTGATGTTGCCGTTGGAGGTGTCAACGCTCTGCAGACCAGCCGGAAACTGCACGGTCAGGCGAACGGCATCGATGTTGGATGCGGACGTAGTGTGGGTGATAGGTGTGGCATAGACGACCTGGACACCGACGGTGTAGGTATTCTCGGCAGTGCTGAAGCCAAGCACGCCTGTCTGTGACGAGGTGCCCGTCTTCTGTGCGATGGTCGGAAGGTTCGTGCCTGAGCCAAACTGCCAGTTGCCCGAGGTGTCCTGCAGCGGCGTGCCGTTGAAGAAGACCGAGTTGCCCGGATAGGTCGTGTTGACCAAGCCGCCGATCTCACCTTCAGAGATGAGGTGGATGAGCCGCTCAAGTTCGACAGACTGCAGTTGTTGTGGAGCAGGTGGGGTGGACTTAGCGCCGCCGCGTGGATTGATAGCCATTGACGGGCTCCTTAGGAAACTTGACCGATGGTGATGCCGTTCGAGATGACGACTGACCCAGCACGCTGCACGCGTCCATAGACCAGCGGCACTGGCGCACCTTCAGTGTTGGTGTTCGTGCCACCGTTGAAGAAGTAGTTAGGGTTCTGTGCTGAACCACTAAACGACGGAATGGTCGGCGTCTTGGTGAGCATCCCGGTGATGCCCTGCATGATGAGACCGGCACCGACTGCTTGAATGGCAGCAGCGTGAGCGATGACCCAAGGTGTTGCCGAACCAAGGGTTATGTAGATGAGTACGGCACCAATGATGATCTTGGCTGCAGTGCTCTCACCAGCGACGACCGGCTGGATGTGGACCTCTACGGATGGGTCAAACTTCTGCATCATCTGCTCAGGAGCAAGTTGCTCACCGTTGATGCTGATGACCCACTTGCCGGCGGCAAAGTAGTCGCGAAACTCACCACCAAGTTGAAGGATCAGACCTTGAACGAGAAGAGTGATGGTTGCTGCTTGAAAGGTGTGTTCGGAGCCAAACTTGTTAGCCAGTTCACCGTGGAAGATCGCCTTCATTGAGGTCCTTGTGTCGAACTATGCGGGTCAGGTATTTACTGGACCGCGCCAGTTCATCAACGCAGGACAGGTGACCTACTGCGTGGTGCAGCATCCGGTTGTCACCAAGGTAGATGCCTATATGGTTCGTGAAGGTAGTGCCCATTCGGAAGAGAAGGGCATCACCGGGTCGTGCATCGGTGAACGGCACGCTGTAGAAGCCGAACAGCTCCCAGTGGTCGTCAATCAGCGTCTCACCTTTAGCAAACCAGTCCCACTCCCGTGGCACCACCGGCAGGACGATGCCGTGCTCCTGGGCGTAGTAGTCGGTTGCCAGACTGAGACAGTCGTTGGCGTTGAAGACGAATGGACGACCTTCTAAGGGTGGTCGACCGCCGCCGATGGTGATAGGTTCAGAAACCGTCTGACCGTCGCAGTAGACGATGCTCCACGGTGTGGCGGTTGAAACCTGACCAACCATATCTGCCTTCGACGGTGTCCGAGGATCTACCTTGCGATCTGGAAAGCGCTGGGTGTGCGAGTGGACGATGTGGGAAGGGTCGAGACACTCGGAAAACTCACCGTGGTCGATGAAGAATGCCATCGGGTCCATCTCAAAGGCAGTCGTAGGTGTGGGCGAAATGTTCTTGACTGGGATGAAGACGTCGTCCACCACCAAGCCGCACGCCTCACGAGGAAACTCAGACAGGACGTAGCGGTGAAACTCAGCGAGGTTCTTCACTGGGTGTTCAGTTGGACACCAGGGAAGCCGGCGTAGCGAAGCACCTGACGACGAGGTAGGAAGAGACCAGGACGGTCGATGGGCCAGACCAAGTCCCACTGAACGACTGTGGCGTTGTGCAACGCCTTGCGGTCGATGATGTAGGTCTCATTCGACAGGACCTGCGTGGTGTCGGCAAGTGGGTAGTGGGTGGTGGTGAGCACAGGTTGGTAGGTAGTCAGCACAGAACTAAGTTCAACTTGAGCACCCCAGAGGTAAAGACCATCTCCGATGGCTCCGTTGTAAGCGCCGTTAGCAAGCATCTTGAGTTGAAAGTTCACGTTCGGAGTCGTGACACCAGTCGCCACGCTGCAGGATACCCATAGGCGCCACCAACCATTGCCCATTGACACCGATCCTGCACCAACAAGTCCAGACTGGTTTGTGATTGCGCCAGTCGAAAGATTGAAGTTAGCATATGGCCAGGTCCCTGCCTTTGTGGTAACGACAATCGATAATGCAGGCACCTCGGCTGCCTTTGCGTACACCGATGCTGTGTAAACGGTGGAGTCGGTACTGGTGAAAGACTGACCCGCTTCGCGTGCTACACCGGTAGTAGCAGTAGCAAGTTGCGTCTTGCACACGAGTGATGTGCTGCCGAGCGGGTCGGTAGTGCTTACCTGTGTTGAGACGGTGTCAGGATCAACATATTCATACCAAGGGCGTGAACTGCCGGCTTCGGTGCTGTTCCGCAGATCCTCAGAGTAGTTCAGCAGGTTCCACCGTGAGTAGTTAGAAGCATCGAGATACTTGGCGAACACGCGTTGACGGGTCAACTTGGCACCCACGAGGTCACCACCTGCGATGACTGCCGCCTGCACCAACTTCTGTGTGTTGTCGAGGGTCAGGGTTGGGCGTGGTGCCGACCCAGATGTTGACTTCGTCCAGCCGGTGCCGATGATTGGTAGGGCAGCGTAGGTCGTGCCGTTGAAGACAATGTTGGTGCCGAGTGCGTTGGTCCCTGGCGAGAAGTGGAAGACGCCCTGCGACAGCGACGACGCATCGAGCGTATACAACTCGACGATGGCACCAGGATTGGCGGATTGAATGTCTTGGCGTTGGGTCACAGGTCCCACTCCGTTCTGGCACTGATGGACACCGTCCAGACGCTGCCTGATTGGGCAGTGATGGACATCTGGTCAGGCATGATTGAAAACTTCGTAGTCGCACCATCTGGTGTCGCATAGGTGAAGTATCCCCACGAGCCGATAGCATCCGTGAAGGACAGCAGCGTTGCGAAGTCGGTTGATGAGAGGTTCTCGAAGCGGAAGGTGGCATTCCACCCTGACGCATTGATGCCGTCAGCGACACGCTGCGAGAAGCCGTCACCGAGCCGCATCTCACGCTTGCGATAGACACGAGTGAAGG